GGTCATACGGCGGAGTTCGCCTTCTACATCGATGAAATGTTGTGTAGCCAACGCATTACGCTTTGGACTACACTCAAGTTTTAGCTTCTTAAAGAAGCGACATACTTGCCTGATACCAGCGATGGTAAAAGGACATGGCTCATCGAGTAGCCTACCATCCTTATTGAACACACGTTTGAAGAAACCTCCCATAAAACGGGGGAGACTTCCATGCCTAGCAAAGTTGCTAGGGCATGTGAACGTCCCATCTTCGATACCTCTTTCGAGAGCATCAGAAAGATGAGGAAGGGTAATCGTCAAGAACGAAAGCCCCTCGTGTTCACAACGATCTGCAACGCGTTGCAGATCGCGTTCTACGGACAAGTCTAGGTCTATACTCAATTGCTTGAGCACAGCCTGGACGAGCATGGTCGGTCTTTTCACTACTACCTCCTTTAAAGTGAGGAAGTAGGACCGTCTAGTGCAAACTCCGCTATCGGAAGCTACACCGTACTATCCTTGTCCGGCTTAAGTGACCGGAGAAAAGCAAGGAAAGTCGGGAGAAAACCGAGAACGGCGCCCACAATTCTTTCGAATCGTGACTGCGCCGCCATTAGAATTCTCCCCCGAGGACCTTCAGCTGGTTGGCGTTAGTCAGCCAACCCTTCAGGGCCTCAACGAGGTAGCCGATCTCAGCATCCGTGAATACGCCAGAGCGTGGCTCGTCAATGACGAGATACACGCTGACGCCGGATTCCGCATTCACTGCGGAAATCGGATCGGCCGCAATTTTGGTTTGGCCGAGACGGACTTCACGACGAAACCGCTTAGCAGAAACATTCTGCTTTGTGGTCATCGTGGTCTTACCATCAGTCGACGTGAAGACGTTCTGCGTCTGCCCGTTTTGGGTTTTCGCAAGACTCGTCGCCACCGCATTGATGGTAACACTCTGAGGATCTGCAAGCACTAGAAGCTCCTTTCTTAAACGCAGGTAGTCGATTAAACTCACTATCTCAACCTAGAGAGGCCCAATGCTCCTAGTATCGATAGCTGCATTCCAGAGAGTTCATTCTCTTTGAATGCACCACCAAAAGGGTCAATCACCGCGCGAGTCTTTACAAAGGCCTCGCTCGTTGAAGTCCCGCTGATCTTGACTATGTTATTATTACGATCGAGAAAAGAACCAGCCGCCATTTGCATGACGAGCCAGGATTTCTCTCTCATAATGTATGCATAGTCAGAGGCCAATCGATCGGCTACTGTATCAGCTTGCATATTTTCTATGCAAGTGCCGATATTAGTAAACCAATCGAGCAACCAAGACCAAGGGATAGCACGGTAGATAGATGCCGGACTAGCATCAAGACCATAAAGTTTGGCCATGAGGCTATTCGACAAATCTCTACCCGGAGGAGCAGGTGGAAGCCAATAACGAAACTGGGCAGATGCCCACCATCGTTCTCGGTTCCAAACTGTCTTTCGCCCGGATGGTACAGTCACATAATATTGTGTCTGTAGTACCGGTTGAAAAGCGCCGTAAGTTTCAAAAGTGAAATTTTCGACGATCTCCGCTGTGTCTAGGAGAGTAATCTTCCTTCGCACAGGCTTGCCGTTATCTCGCAAGAGCTGTTCCACGTGTTTCTTAGCCTTTTCAAAGGTCTGAAAGAAATCACGTAGATCTTTCAGCAGCGGTTTCCAGCCAAATTGAAGAGCTAAATGGTAATTACCAATATCGCTCAACGAGTTGTTTAGGAAACGCTGTCTAAGCATTTCAGGCACCTCACGCAATTCGAATATCGCATTGCTAAGGCGCATGTCAGGCTTAGTGGGCTTCATCTTGCCCCATGCTTCTGCCCCCCGGGACTCTGGTAACCAGGTCCCGGTCCACGCTCCCGTGTTGACGACGTCCACCGCAAAGCCACCTTCGTAGCTTTGCGAGAGGGGTCCTCCACCCGGTCCGCGCATGACTTCTCCCACTTGACAGACTGCACGAGATGTTTCTACTCCTTCGAGATAGAAAGCACCTCCCACATTCTTGTACTTGGGAAAATGGGGGTAACCGTAGTGGCCTTCCTTACCATACCGCATAATTCGATTCGTATAATACGTTTCGAAAGAACGCGGATTGTCAGGTGCGCCAGACGTGTGTTCAATACCAATAACATTATTGGTACTAGACGCATATCCTACGGGCATGAGTACGGCTCCTTTTGGTAAATGGAGTGTTCCGTAGAACGTGGGAGGGCCTTTAGGGGCCC